CCTGACTTCCAGTTAGACAACGGCATCATATGTGAGGCTAAAGGTCTGTTTGATAATGATGACAGGCGTAAGCATTTAGCTATTCAAAAGCAACACCCTGAACTAGATATACGTTTTGTATTTAGTAATGCCCAGGCTAAACTGTATAAAGGTTCTAAGACTCGTTACTCAGGATGGTGTGAGAAGAATAACTTTAAGTGGTCGCACAGAGTTATCCCTATAGAATGGCTAACAGAAAAAGGTAGGTGTACTTCTGCTACTGTGATAAAGTTAAAAACAAAAAGAAAGGATACATAATGGGATACACATTAGCAGACGATGAAGTTGCTCTTATACTTCGCCCAATACATTTTAATACTGAAGGAGAGTGGACTGGTTTAATATCTACAGGATTAGCTCTTGGCCCAGAAAATAAATTAGATAAAGATATAGTAACAGATCTTATTAGGTGTGCTACATTCCTGAGTGCCTTTTTAAGTATTGCTCACGAGTTCCCTGATGTTGTGTCGATAATAGAAGAGCGTAGAGATGAGATGATAGAGATGTTTGAACAAGATGCAGAAGAAGAAACAAACGGATTACCCGAAGTAGAAATAGAAACATCAGGGGGCAACGTAATAAAGTTTGGCCCGCTAACTAAAACAAAAGGCAACGCATGACAGACGATATGGTTAATCAACCTCCTCATTATAATCACGCTGGCATTGAGTGCATTGAGGCTATTGAAGCGGCACTTACTCCAGAGGAGTTTAGGGGATACTGCAAAGGTAACATTATTAAATATACTTGGCGTGAGGGGTATAAGAATGGCGATGAAGATTTAGATAAATCTGCTTGGTATACAAACAGAATACGTACCTATGAGGAACGAATGGCGGAAAAAAGATGAGCTACAGATCTTTCCATATATCTTTTGCAATGAAGGTAGACGAAGAGGGCAATGTCCTATCATTAGTAGAAGATGAACACGAGAGAGATGTTGAAGAAGTAATAGCAAATGCATTGCATGATATTGACGATGTAAGAATAGAAAAAATTAAAGTCAGGGGAAAAGACTATGGACGGTAACTATTTACCAACGGACTATCAATCTTTCATTCACAAATCACGCTACGCAAGATGGCTAGACACGGAGGGCCGCAGAGAAAGTTGGCACGAAACTGTATCACGTTACATTATTGAGTTAAGAAAAATAAATGGCCTAGATACAGACACAAGAAAAGAGTTGTATGACGCTATCATATCTCTGCAAGTAATGCCCTCTATGAGAGCTATGATGACAGCAGGACCTGCACTAGATCGAGACAATACAGCAGGGTATAATTGCAGTTACCTTCCAGTTGATGACCCCAAGAGTTTTGATGAAGCTATGTTTATACTACTGTGTGGTACAGGTGTCGGTTTTTCTGTTGAACGGCAATACATATCTAAGCTACCTGAAGTACCAACAATGTTTGATAGTGATACAATTATTATAGTTAAGGACAGTAAAGAAGGTTGGGCTAAAGCATTTAGACAAGTACTGGCATTGCTATGGGCAGGTGAGATACCTAAGTGGAATACATCACTTGTTAGACCTGCAGGAGCTAAACTAAAAACATTTGGTGGCAGAGCTTCTGGACCAGCACCTTTGATAGATCTATTTAACTTCTGTATTGCTACATTCAAAGGCGCACAGAACCGCAGGTTGTCTAGCTTAGAGTGCCACGATATTATGTGTAAAGTAGGAGAAATTGTAGTCAGCGGTGGGGTAAGGCGTAGTGCTATGATCTCGTTGTCAAACTTATCAGATGACCGTATGAGACATGCTAAGTCAGGCAACTGGTGGGAAACTGCCCCGCACAGAGCATTGGCTAACAACTCAGTTAGTTACACAGAAAAGCCAGACATGGAGACATTCTTACGTGAATGGACTGCACTAGTTGAGTCTAAGTCAGGAGAGCGCGGCATCTTCAACAGACAGGCTAGTAAGAAACAAGCAGCTAAGAATGATAGACGGGACACTGAATGGGAGTTTGGGACAAATCCTTGCAGCGAGATTATATTACGCCCATACCAATTTTGCAATTTAAGTGAAGTAGTTGTAAGAGTTACAGACGATTTAAAGAGCCTATCTAATAAAGTTAGACTAGCTACTATAATTGGTACATTACAATCTACCTTTACTAAGTTCCCCTATCTACGTAAGGTTTGGCAGAACAATACTGAAGAAGAAAGACTACTAGGCGTGTCCCTTACAGGTATAATGGACAACCCATTGCTCACAGCTAAGAACAAAGGACTAGCACAAACGCTAGATCATCTTCGTCTTGTTGCTGTTGATACTAACAAGGAATGGGCAGAGCGTTTAGGTGTGCAGCAGTCTACTGCTATTACTTGCGTCAAGCCTAGTGGAACTGTATCACAACTTGTAGACAGTGCGTCTGGCATCCACGCTAGACACAGCCAGTATTATCATAGGACTGTTAGAGGTGACAACAAAGATCCTATTACCCAGTTTATGAAAGACCAGGGTATACCTTCAGAGTTATGCGTAATGAAGCCAGATACTACCACTGTGTTTACGTTTCCGATTGCGTCACCTAAAAATGCTGTAACTCGTAACGACATGACAGCCATAGATCAACTAGAGATGTGGTTAACCTATCAACGGCACTGGTGTGAACACAAGCCTTCTGTAACCATTTCAGTTATGGATGACGAATGGCTAGAGGTAGGTGCTTTTGTATATAAGAATTTTGATGAGATGAGTGGTGTGTCTTTTCTGCCACACTCAGATCATACCTATCAGCAAGCACCCTATCAAGAGTGTACCAAGGATGAATACAAAGCGTTACTGAAAGACTTCCCTAGTAAGATTGACTGGGAAAAGTTATCTTCTTACGAGCAAGAGGATAATACCGTCGGGATGCAGACCCTAGCCTGTTCGGGCGATGTCTGTGAACTGGTTGACCTAACCTAGCAATAAGGACTTTAATAACCTAATGAAATTAGAACACGAAGCCAATGCACACATTAACCGTAAACAGAATGTATTTAAAAAGGAGTTTCACGAACTTATTAATCCGTTGCGAACTTTATTAAAGTACAATCTTAATAACACAATAGAGTTAGACAACTCTTTACTACACCTACTAGAAGTAGAATTGTGGGCGCAACGAAGTGTTGAAATCTGGGGTGTCAAGTAGTCATAACGGGGTTGTGTTTATAGCAATATTAAAATTGCTAAAGTGTGGTATAACTACAATACATTAAAGGAGTTATACCATGCTAAAAAAACTATGGAACAGAGCAGTAGCTGTTCAAGAACGACGAGCTAACTACTGGAAACTACACAACATGACAGACAGAGAGTTGCGCGACATAGGTATTGATCGCTATGATATTAAGAATAGGCTGTACAGGTAGTTATTGATTAAAAATATTAAGTTCAGGCAACTTTACTTGGTCTTTACGAATTTTAGTATAAACTAAAAACCAATGTAATTCTTGCACACTCATTTTTCTAATGTCGGTTTCATATCCGTATTGTTTCATTGCTTTTATTACGTCTTGTTTTACACCTTTTTCAACGCCTAAAGCAGTATTTGTCATTTGCATTTTAAAACCTGAGTCGCCATCTATTCTTTTAAAATCATTTTTTGCATATGCAGCAATGGATGCTTTAATTTGTTTTAGCTTGGCTTTTATTATTTCTCTCTTTTGTGTGAGACTTGCTCTTTTAAAAGCATCACTGTTTCTAAGAACCTCTGATTGTTTTTCAAATAAAGGCTGTAAAAACTTGCGTGTATAATCGTCATACTCAGCAACATTAGTGCGCCCTTGCATTTTAAAAGTTTCTAAGTGCGTCAGTGTAAAAAGTTCTTCTGTCTCAGTTGTTGAAGGCACAATTTTTATTCCTGCTATTTTAGCTAAAAAGTTATCTGATGGTAGAACATCCCCTGGTCTACTTGCAGATTTTAATTTTACCCCTGTTATATACTTATCTATAATAGGAGATTCTTTTGCGCCTGTTACTTTATCTATTGAATCTGACACTAATTCTACAATGTTATCTACATAGCGAGTTGCTTTTTGCGTTCCCATTGCAATAGCACCGTCAGCAAGTCGAACATCTTTAGCTGAGTCTGTTCCTGCAATAGCACCTACAGCTTGATTTATAGCATCTAAAGGCCGCGTAAATCCTGCAGCAACATTTCCAAATTTTACTGCAAATAAATCTCTAGCAATCTTCATAGCTTGTGGATCTTCTGTATTTGTAATTGTATCCATTACTGCACGGATCTCCGTGCCTGTTTCTAAGTTCTTAGATAAGTTTGCTATACCTATTTGTTCTGCATAATCTTTCATAGCTTCAGAGGGAACTGGTTCATCGGACATCATGTTATTAATTAATCTGGCTGATGCAAGATACAGAGAAAAAGGGAATATATATTTAGCATTGATAACAGAACTACCAAGTTGTACTTCAAATGTTCCTAATCCTTGCTCACTTTTGTGCTTATCATACTGCATCATTCCAACTAATGCACCTGTTCCTACTACTGCTTTAGCAAATGCTTGATCTGTAGTTAATTCTGCACCTATCTTTGCTCGTCCTGCCTTTGTTACAGAATTTTTTAGTATCCTTGCTGCAATAGGTACAAACGGCATTGGACCCCATTGATAATGTGTAGCTATTACGTTGTTAAAGAAACGCCCAAAGGGTAACGCCAAGCCAAGTAAAGGAGCGCGAGTAATACCTTCAATTAGTTTTGCTGGTTCCGCCATAATGCCACCTGTTTCAGGAATAGTGTAGTCTTTAGAAAAAACGGATTTTAATGTAGTGCTTATTGAATCACTTACATATTTGCCATCTATAACATCCAAGTCTCCTTTTCGAGCAACTTCAGCAAAAGTTGATCCTGTGTTTAGTCTAATAGCTTTGTCTAGTTCTGCCATAAACATTTGAGATTTGGTATAACTATCTTGTATGCGTACCCCAGTAAGAAGATTAGCCGCATCAGCTAATCGTTCTGCATTTTTAGCAAACGAGTTGCTAGGGTCAATGCCATATCTTTTAGCGGATCTTTCTATGCCAGACCCAGCTAAACTGTCAAACAAAACTTTAGTTGCTTTTGGGTCTAGTTCAAGTACGGACTTATATGCGCTCATTGTTGCATAGGGGTCAAGAAAGTTTTTCATTTTTTGTGCTTGTACATCTATATACACGCGAGATTTTCTTAGCATCTCTTTTCTAGTAGCACCTTTAGTAAATGCTGCTGCCATAGCATATTGCCCTGAACTAAACAGATCTACTACTGTTTGTCCGACCGCGTATTGAGAAAAACCAAATACGTTTACTGCAGTTGTAGCAGGTGAAGATACTAACAATCTTCTCCAAATGTTTTGTATGTAGGATATGCCTTGTGTAGTCTGTGTTTTTGCTAAAGCTCCCTCTGTAACATCATCTACTTCTTTAACAACTTTATCTAGGGCATCTCTTCCAACAAGGAGCGTTCCATTAATAGCTTGTTTTGCAGACCCCATTACAGATAACGCCTGTCCTGCTAGACTAGACTTCCCTGCTAACAAATCTCCTACAGTTGCACTTGTGTTTACAGTGTCTCCTAATAGTAATCCTTGTGCCTTTAAAGAGTTGTTAATCTCATCTAAATCTTTTTTAGGCAAGTAATCAATAAAAGATGTCAATACGTCTGTAACTTTTTCGTCTTTTGTTATTGGTATTTTTATTTCTTTAGCGTATGTAGCGGCAAGGCCATCTACGTTACCTTTACCATTTTCCCCTAGTATTATACGTTTAAAAAGATCGTTGTCTAATCTGTCAGCACCCAATTTTCTCCCTGATTCTACTTTTTCCGCCCAACTTTTATTGTGAGCAAATATTTGTTTTTTTAATTCTTTAGTTAAATTTTCAAACGCACCTTTTTTACTAGCAATCTTTACCATAGGCGCAATATCATTTCGTCTTATTTTAGCAGCAGTTTCTAGTCCTGCATCTGCAAGTCCTGATTTTCCTGACGCTTTGTGAAAAATAGATTGCAACCCTGGGGCAATAGCTCCTGCAGCTAAAGAAAATCCTCCCTGCATTTTACTATATTCCTCCTGTGCGCCTGTTTCAAGATAGGTTCTTTGTACTAAGTAATCATTTAGAAAAGCAGCGGTAGCATCTGCAGGAAGTGTTTGACGCAGTATTGTTCGTTTAGAGGCTTCATCTTTAGCTCCCCTAATTAACTTAGCGCGTGTGCTGCGTCTAGCATTTGTTATAAATGCTTTAGATTCATTTTGCATTGCCGTGTTAATTAAATTTTTTCCTACTGGGCCTTTAACTATTTCTTCTGCTAAATTAGCTGCAACTTTATCTCCTGCTGCTTTTCCTGCAGCTTCTGCGGCTTTTCGTGTTCCGCCTTCAGCAAGTTTCTTTTTAGTTGCTTCTTGTATGCTTTTCATCATTAACTTTTTAGCAGCAACAGTACCACCAAAAGCAGTTGCCCTAGCAACACCACCAGTTAATGCTCCTACCCAATTAGAAGGATCAACTACAGCAGAGAATACATAGTCTTTAATACCTTCTGCTGTACCCAATACACCCTCGCGCCCAGCCAGTAAATTACCTAACTTGTCATATGTCTTATAGGCTTCCCCTGCATTTCTTTTTTGTTCGTCTGTTGCTTTCGAGACATACATAATTTCGCCAGAAGTAGATACCATATTGGTGTTAAACCAACGCATATGATCTACAAAATTGTTAACCATCTTTTTGTCACTAATAACATCTCTGTTTTTATATTTAGCACCAAACCTATCTATCATATACTTTCGTATTTTAGTAGAGTGTTCTAAACTAGATAAATCTTTAATAGCTAACTTGCCGCCTGTGTCTACAGACGTACCTGTTTCACTTGTTATGTAGGGATCAGAATTTTCTTTTGAAAGCTCATAAATACTTTTACCTCCCTCTACAAAAGGAGGAGCTATTATAGGAGGAGCGTCCCTTCTTACAGTAGAGCTATCAGAATAAACACCATATTCTTTTTCTACGTCTTCAAAAAAACCCATACTCTATTACTCGCTTTTCATTATTCTAATATACTCGTCGGCTAATTCAACAAACAGAGCTTTTCTGTCTGCTATTTTTTCTGGCAACTCAATGTCATTCTTTCTAGCCCAAGTCTCAATTAATGTATTCCACTGTCCTAATCTACCTTTTTCTATATTCTCTAAGCTCTTCTTAGATGATACATTTTTTCGGCCTTTAGCTAAAGCTACTAAGTCATCAATGTATTCCATTACAAATGGATCTGTTGAACCTCCTTCAACTACCTCAGTAGTAACTTCGGGTTTTGCTCCTAGTCCCTGCCTGTCGTTAATTATTGGAGCATTATCTGGCCCAGGCTCTTCTGGTTTTTGAAAGCTAGGCGCAATAACAGTTTCATCTTCTGTTATACTTGTGTTTAAGGCAGGATTTGTTGCAGCACTAGCCGACATTGAAAAAAGTTCTTTAATACGCGGTATTACAGGTTTAGCTGCTGGGTCGTACTCTTCTGTAAACAAAGGCATTACATCTGCAGGTTTAATAGTTAGTTTTCCTGTTCTTATATCTGAGTGGTTGTCCTGCAAGTACTGTCTTAAAAACTCTTCTCTTTCAGCAGGATCTTCATTTTGTCTTTGTATTTCTTTCCAAAACTCCATAATGTCAATTAGATCATCGTTTTTTAACATAGAGGCGGCTATTGAAGTTTCTCTTAATGCTAGTGCTGCTTTTTTTATTGGTATCTCCGTTACCGATTGTACGGTAGGATCATAATTATCAGGAGGTACAAAAGTAGAACCAGGATATTCTTTACTTAGTTCCGCAATAGGTTTATCTTTACCAAATCCTTCAGCAAAAGACATACCGCCAAGAAAAGTTTTTCTTCCATAAGTGTTCTCTTGAAAGAATATTTTTTCAAACAATGTTTCTTTTTCAGTTAATGCATTATTAGTAGTAACTAACTCTTCAACTCTATCTTCGGTAAAAGGTATTATTTCACTTATTGAATAAGGAATACCTGCTTGTTGTGCAGCTACTCTATCTAATTGTACTATATCCTTCATAGATTTTTCCCACAGTTTAGCAACTTGAGTAGCATTACTATGGGTTATTGTTTTGCCACCTTTTTCTATATTAACAACTACAGGAACAACAGCAGGGTTTCCTAACATATCTGTAAGCGAACCATCAGCAGTAAAAAGATTATCATCTTCGCTTGCTACTTCAGCTTTAGGTATTGCCATATCAAATTTTATAGTAGTGTCTTCTGTAACTATAGTAACTTTTGTACCTTTAGCCTCAAAAGCAACAAGGGTCTCAGAGACAACTTCAGGAACAGCCCCACTAACAAATTCTTCGGAAAGGTCTGTTTGTCCTTTTGTTTCAATAGCTTTTTTTAGATTTTCTCCAAACTCAGATGTAGCTTTCTCTGTATTTATTAGTTCTTCGTAATTTGCTATTCCTGGGCCGTAGACATAAGTTCCAATGTCAGGTTTATAAAAAAGCATTGTGCCTTTTTCTTCAGGCCGTCGATCATCTGTTTCTACTATTTCACCTGCGTTGTTTAATGCAGATTTTTCACTAAACTTTTGCAGTGAACTCTTCTTATCTACTACTTGTTCTAAACTTATTATTTCTCCATTCTTATTTTTGGTTAAGATTAACCCATCTTTAATTTCAGGATCATTGTTTTTAACATCAACTACCTCAGCTATTGCGTCGTTTATTTCTTCATTACTTAAATTCAATCCATTAAGAAGTTTTAATTCAGCATATTGTGCAGCAGAAACTCTACCTTTAATAGAATCGTCCATGTTTATCAGATAGCCTAGTTTCCGTCCTGCCACATCATCAGGGAAGTTTTGTACTTGTGAGGTAAAGTGTTGATAGTAAACGCCCTGCTTATAAACTGCTATTTCTTTTTGCAGTTTACTTATCTCTTGTATTCTTTTTTCTCTCTGCTTTTCAAGATTTGGTGCGAGGCCATCTGGGTCTAATAGACTACCTAAATCTTTAGAAATAGCTCCACTTAGATTACTACCTGTTGATATTTCTTTTTGTAGTAAGTCAATCCTATTTTGTTTTGTATCAACAAAACCGCCCTTTTCATCTATACGAACTCTTCTCAAAGAGTCTAACGTTCTTAACTCAGTAGATACAGAATTACTTCCAAAGATACCTGGGTTAGTGTAAGTTACAACAGTAGAAAAATCCCCTGCGGTGTAGCTTGGTGTTGTGTCTAGTTTAGATAAGTCATAAGTGCTAAACCCTCCTGCACTAGTATCTATATCTAACTCTTCTCTAATTCTATCTTTAGCGTTGAAGCCCATTGCGTTTTCAAGCCAACTACTAGACGCTTTTGATTTGTAATCCCCAGCAGTACCACCGCTTAAACCATAAAGTTGATCAGCTAGTTTTTTATAATACGCAGGAGTTGTATCATCAGACTCAGCTTCCCATAATTCTGGTACGGCTGCTCTAGCTGATACATCTTGAGGAGTCCACTCTACGCCAGGAGCTTCTTTTTGAAAAGCCTCTTTTGCTTGTATTAACTTCATACTTAGTGTTTGCACACCCTGAGGGCCAGCTCTTAAAGCTGCTTTTATAGTTCTATCATCAGCACCTAGTTCTTTTGCTGTTAGTATATGTTGGTAGGCTGCTTGTGCCGCAGATTTCCTAGTACTTAATAGTGCCTTATTATCCTCAGCTTTTTCTGTTAATTCATCTTTATATTCATCTGCGTCATCTTTACGTTCTTTAATATTTAAAGCTGTACCATTAAGAAACGCAGTAGCGAAGGCTTGCCAATCTACACCCATTATACTGCTCCTCTTGACATAAGACCTGTAGGCTCATCCATTGTTTCGGGTTGCTCCATCTCCATGCTTTCTTCTTCTACAGGAGCTTCACCTCCTACGGCTTGCCCAATTTCTTCTATAAGTTCTACTCCTGGGTCACCGCCTTCTCGATCAGCGTCCTCTAACATTTTTCCTATAAGTGCTTCTAATCTTCGCATCTCTCGTTCTTTAGCTCTTTCGTTCGGGCTAACACTTTCTTCTGGCGCGTCGATGCCGTATGACTTCATCGCTACTTTAATAAATGATGCTATTACAGGACCAGCTAACATACCTGTTTCAACAGTGTGCAGCCCACTCATTGAGCCAGTTAACCACAGACCTTCCGTAACTGTCTTTAAATCTGCCCCTAAATCAAACAATATAGCTATATCATCCATAGTGTCTTGATCTGCTAGTTTTTCAACATAGTGATTAACGACTTCTTTAACTTCATTTAGTTCACTAGGTTTTTCCCACGGAACATTCTTAGGAGTACCAGTCAAAGATTGTCCTGGGATAGGTGCTTGTATTAAGTCTGCCATTTTTTAATATACCTTATTTAGTGAAACCTGCGCCAAAGTATAACCCTACAATGGCTGAGACTATGTGTGTGTCTAGTGGTGTAATTACAAAACCTCTTGCGGCTTTCCATACGATTGCTTCATTGGGACCAAACAAAAAGTTAAGGAAGCCTCCTTGTACTTCTGTATAGCCTACAACTACGCCTATCTCAGGATACCACACTGCTGCAACTTTGGGAAGTACTATGATGGCTCCGACTGCACCTAATGCAATAAGTCTTCTTGTCCAAGCAAAGTGCGTATCTTTTCTGCCGTACTCTCTGGCATCTTTTACTGCACCTGCCCT